GCATTACCTGCTGAGGCATTCTTAACTGCGGTCTTACGGCTATCTTTCTCATTAGCTACAGTCTGACTAACAACACCTTGACGTTCCTTCCAATTAGTGAAAAGCTCATCAGCGGCTTCTGCGTCATACTGTTGATCTGCTTGTACAAAGAGCTGTGTACGAATCTTTGATCCTTTAATCCATTCAGCAAACTTACCGTCAGTTAGAATCGCTTGCATGTCGGGATGACGTTGTTGCAATTGAGACTGTGCTGCGTTATGTTTGTACTGCTGAGATACTGCTTCAGCCTGTTTGATTGAAGGATGATTCTTAATAGCTCTCTCGACAGCCTTGTCGGGATCAGAGAAAAAGTCTATTTCTTCTTCAGGTTCTTGGGTTGCTTTTGTTGTTGTGTCGAGTTGTGTCTGTATGTAGTTATCAACAACTGATCGTAACTCCCCTACTTCACCGCTCTGCTTTCCTAGTAGCTTCTCAGCTTCTTGGTGCATCCTTACAATATCAGCGGTTGACTTTCCTTTGTACTTGTCGGGAATGTCTTCTTCTTGAGGAGTCTCCTGTTCAGGTTCCTCAGTCAGACTACTTGTTATTTCTTCTTCGTTGTCAACGTCTTCTAGACGCTCGTCGTGTAATGTTGCCATTATTAAACTCCGTGAGTAATCTCATTATGGAGGTGTATTATGCAGGGCTTCCTTGGTTAGGAGTTGGCCTTGCGTTCTTGTTGTAGCTTCTGTTCTCTGTTCTTTTCCCACTGTCTGGTCGCACCCATAAAGTCTCCAGAAATAGGGTCTAGCTTAGAACGAACAGCACTTACAATTCTTCTTGCTATCTTGTCGCAATCTAAACAGGGTATGTTAGTACAGGTTGAGTCAACAAATCTTTCGCTGACATGACCCTTTTCACATTTAAACTCTAAGATAATACGCATTAAGCTGCTTCGTCTAGTTCTTTTTCTTCAGACAAGGCTTGCTCTTCTGCTGCTCTTAGCTGAGTCTCTAAAGTAATAATGCTTGCAAGAACTGACAATTGCCCTTTACGGAAGTGCAGGTCTTCGTTATCTTTAGTGTACTCAACAGAGTTAATGTTGTTTGCGTTAGCTGTTAGGTCACTGATTAGCTGCTTCCAGCCTTCAGTCATAAACATGTCGGACGCGTTGCGGTAGTATAGCTCTAAATCTTTATCAATCATCACTGTTTCTCCATTAAGGACAGTTATTTAAGTGTAGGTTACCTTGTTATTATAACATAAAAGCATAAGAAAGTCAAGCATTATTTCTTCTTTTTACTTGACTTCTTGGCTGGTTTGTTGTATATGGCGTCCCAATTGCTTGCAAACTTGGCTGAATCGGTCTTTCTAGTGGTACTTCCCTTACCACCGTGTGTCTGACCCTTCATTTCTTCACTGGCTTCTTTTTCTTTTTAGGTGGTCTTCCGACCTTTGTTCCGTATGTACCTGTACCGTATGGCATGTTATTTCCTCGATTTAGCGCCAGAACACTTCCAGCGTTTACGTGATAAGTTATTAGGCGTGTTAGGGTCGTTCTGTTTATCCTTGGATAAGCCCTTCTTAATGCCTAGGCTTCTAGCGCAGTAGCTATCTCCTTTGGAAGTCCCCGCTTTTACACGAGGGCCTCCGTCTTTGGCTTTACCTGCTTGGCCGTAGCTAACCTTCTTGCCACTAGCTGTTACCTTAACCTTTGCTTTGCCCTTTCTTGGCGTTGCCATTGGCTTTCTCCTGTGTCAGGGCCTTAATCTCGTCTTGTAGTTTGTCAACCTTCTTGTTGACTTGTGCAAATGCTTCATTAATCTGACTCATTGCATCTTCAAACATTTTACCTGTTAATATCATTGTGGCAATTCTCCTTGTGGTAAGGTTGCTTGTGGGTTTGGTTTAGAATTTTCCTTAACAGCTACTTCACGTTCTTTAAGTAACTGAGTGGAGATTGCTAGACGCTTCTCAAACTCTTTGTCCTCTGCATCTCCTACTTGCAAGTTGCTAGTCACAGCCTTCATACGGTCAATCTCAAGCTCCTGTGGTACTGCCTGTGCTTCCGCTGTTAGCTTACTAGAGCGTGCAGAGGATTCCTGTGCTTGTCCGTTCAGTGCAGCAGCCTGTGCAGTCTGTAACGCTAACTGAGCTTGCTGTGCCTGCTGTGCTGCTTGTTGTGCTGCTTGTTCTGCTTCTGGGTTAGGTGTGTTAGCTTGCTCAAGTGTCTGGATAAGCTCTTCACGATTAGACAGGTTCATGTTGTCAATAATGGACATAACCAGCTTAGGATACATAGGAGTATCTGGAGACATGGTTTGTAGAAGCTGTACAAGCTGTGTAACCTCATACTCACGAGCAATAATACCTAACGAGCTAGACGTATGGAACTTGTAGTCAGCTACTGGGTACATCTCTGGCTCAAACTGCATATAACGCCAAGCTGCCTTAGTAACAAAAGGAATCACAAAAGACTCTTGGAAGTTAATAAGCGTACGTTTATGACGCTTTATGATAGCACCTAGTGACATAGACACACCAGCAGCAGTAGCATCACCATTAACAGAACCAGCAATACCTGCTGAGTCAATAGCGCCTGTAGCTGTCTGTACCATTGTCTGTAAAGCAGAGGCTTGTGCAAAGGTAATCTGATTGACCTGACCAAAGTTAAAGGGCTGTAAAATCTCAGCAGGGTTACCGTTGGTAAGAATGGTTTTCCCCGGCTGAATGGTAGGTTTAGCGCCTCTAGGCATACGAGAAGCGTCCATTGCCATCATTGGGTGGATGGTTAGTGCAAGAGCGTCAATACGTGCGCGTAGTTCTGCGTCTAACGCCTTCTGGCTGTTGTAGCCTTTCTCACATACTCCTCGACCCCAGAAACGGCTAGGAACGACATCCCATGGAAATGCCACTACAGGACGATCCTGCATCATGTATGGGTTTTCAGTAGCCTTAAGTAAAACACCACCGTTAGCAATAACAACAACTGCTTCTACGTAGAATGAATCGTCTTTCTTATCTGCATCTTCAAAGTCAACTACTTCTGCATCTTCTGCTTCGTCTTCCTTCATTGCTTTCTCAAGCAGGTGACGAGGGACTAGACCGTAGTACTTAGTAAGACGTACCTTGTCTTCGTCATAGCGAGTAAGGTCTTGATCTGGTTCAATGTCGAAGTCTGGAGAGGCGTAAGCAATGTCTACATCACGGTATACACCGCTTTCCTGTAGCATCTCTACTGAGTGAGAAGATACAAACTCATCTACAGCACAACCTAGAGCTGAATCAATATCAGTAGCTACTGGATCAATCAGGAAGTTCTGAGGCATTACAGGCTTTAGCTTGACACAGGTACGGTCACGGACATTGACACCAATAGCTTGTAGTTCTCCACCCATGACAGGCTGAGTAGCTGGAGCCATTTCTTTTTCTTCTTCTAAGACAATCTCAGCAATGCCTGTACCAAATACAGCAGCATTGATTAGACACTCAGCGACACCCTTGCGTACCTTGTTCTTCTTAAAGTCTTCCTCAAGGTGGTTACGCAGCATAACGATGTCTTCTGGACTTTGATCCATGTAGTCATCTTTAATATCAAACCACTTACCACGGCCAAAGGTAGCTTCCTCTAGCTCTGCTACAGATGACTCAACAGCCTGCTGTAGTGCGGGGGAGATAATCTTGGAACGCTCTGACTCACGTACACGATCCTGTGCAGACCATTGTCCACGCCATAGACGGTAGTATTCCTCAAACTTTTGAGAATAGTTAGCCTCGAAGTGATCTCTCCAGCCGTCACACTTTTGTATAACCCAATCTTCTAGGTGTTGTTCGGTAGCAAAACCTTCATTATCTTCTAGCATAGTTAGTAGCCCGCGTATTTATCTAAGTATTCGTAGTCCTCTTCTTCATAGTCAAAAGCATAGGAAACCTTGGCTAACTGGTCTATGTATGCTAATGAGTCTATCAAGTCGTCATGGACTAATGGATTAGGGAACTGGAACAACTCGTCAAGGAACTGACTATTCCACTTGCCTTTGTTTAAACTGATGTTGCCATGTTCAAAGCGTCCTTGCAACGCCCATACAATTCTATCTACTTTCTTCTTGTTACCGTGGGTAAGCTCTTCTACTCTAAAGAAGCGTTGGTTCTGCTTCATCTGATCATTTAGATAGGGATGCACTGCATTCTTTAAGGCTCCTTTCTCGATACCGACCGCAAGTGGCTTATACTTGTCTACCGCTCCGAAGATTTTTCTGGCGGTCTCTTCAACGCCCCATCGCCCATGTATGATGTCAGCAACCCACCAGCCCTCCACGCCCGCTTTAACAACAGATATAGCTGTTTGGTCAAGGCGCTTAGTCTTGGTAGTGACTTTCTGTACGTCTGCAAAGCCTGCCAAATCGACAGCAATGTAGTAATCACCATCTTTTGGCTCTTCTTCGCTAAATTTAACATCTTCTTCTTTAAACAGTTCACTACCGTGAGCCTCAAAGGATGCCATGAACTCCTGACGGAAACTAAAGGCTGACATAGACTTCTCAGCAGCTCTAATCTCTTCAGGGTCTAGCAGTGGG